GATGTTATGCAATCGGTTATTGTAGATTTTCAAACCGCTAAACTCGCCAAAGAAAAAGAATTTATTGGCTATAAATCAAAATTCCATTATAGAATTAGTGAAGAGTGTTTAATCAATGGACTGATTGAATATTATGCCGACCATAATTTAAGTAAAAATTATTTATCAGCACCACCGCAATCAATTCTAAAAAAATGGCTAAAAGAAGTACATAATATTATAATTGAAATTGGATTAGACCAAACATCATATCCAAAATATTGTTTTAATATTTATAAATACGAGGATTTCGGAAATTGGGAAGAAATTAAAAACCCTGATTGGGGATTATATTTAAGCGAAGAAAAAGCACTTGAAGATGCTTTAGTTTTAGGACTACAAAACGTTCTTGAAACTGTTGCATAACGGCGGATGATTGTGGCTGTTTGCCACTACAGAAGCCGTTTAGAAATAAAAAAAGTTGTAGCGAATAGCCACAATCATTTGTTATCAGCATACCACTTAACACAATTTTTTAACACTTTAAATTATAAATAAAATGAACAAAGAAACACAAGAATTATTGCAAAAACTAGCCGAAAAATTAGGAACAACAGTTGAGTATTTATGGCAAGTATTATTAAAACAGGCTCAAATTGATGCTTTTACAACATTATTTCAATTTGCTTTGATAGCATTGTTTGGAGTTGTTTTATTTAGGCTACATAAGAAGTTTTTAAAACCATTATCTGATGATAGGTATTCAGATAATCTTTATCGCAAATATGATGAAGCAATTATTTGGCCAATGATTATTGGTTTAATAGTATTTGTGATTTTATCAATATGTGCCTTTTTTTGTATTACAGATATGGTAAATGGTTTTCTAAACCCAGAATATTGGGCTTTACAGAGAATTTTATCAGCGACTACATAGGTTGCTGATAACGGTATCGGGCTTGGCGAAGGTGGGCTTGTAGGATGCTCAATTTTAGCAGAATGTTTCTGCCCACTTTTGCCAAACCCGTGTTATAAGCCGTTTATTATTAATAACTAAAATCAAAATAGAATGACAAATTACGAACAAAAAGCAAAAGAACTTATTGAAAGTTTTTATTCGTGTATGCCTTTTAAAGATGTTAAATTAACTTCTTGTGGCGAAAAACCCGAATTGATAGTTAAGATGGAAAAACTATCAGCAAAGCAATGTGCAATAATTGCCGTTGATGAAATATTAGCAAACATTGATGCTACTATTTTCTACCACAAAGAAAGTATTTCTTTGCCTTTCAATAAGGAATATTGGTTAGAAGTACGGTCTGCATTAAATGGCTTATAACTACTATATGTAAAAAAATTGTGTGAATACTAATAAAAATAACACTTAACAAATGGAAATTCCTAAGTACCTTGATTTGTATCGGAAAGAATTAGTTTTAAAAAATTATTCTGAAAATACAATAAAAAATTATGTTTCGCAAGTTAATTTATTTTTACGTGGACATAATAATTTATTTACTGAACCTTCAAAAATTAACGAAATATCTATTAAAACATGGTTACTTCAATTTAAGACAAGAAATTCAATGTGTCATAGCATTTCTGCTTTGAAATTATTTTATAAGTCAGTGGTAAAACAGCCAATGAAATTCCGTTACATTGAATATCCAAGGTCTGAAAAGAAATTACCAAAGATTATAGAAAAAGAGTTTTTATTAAACCAGTTGGATAAAATAACCAATAGTAAACACAAAGCATTATTAACATTAACCTATTCTACTGGAATGAGAGTTTCGGAGGTTATTAATCTTTTAATATCAGATATTGATAGTAAGCGAATGATTATATTTATCAGAAACTCAAAAGGAAACAAAGATAGAATTGTTCCGTTAAGTCAAAAAGTTTTAGATTTATTGCGCATTTATTTTTTAGAATATAAACCAAAAGAATATTTATTTAATGGACAATTTACAAATCAATATAGCGAAACGAGCTGTAATCAATTGGTTAAAAAACATATTGGTAAAGAATATCATATGCACTTACTTCGTCATTCTAATGCGACAGCATTGTTAGAAGCCGGAACTGATCTTAGATATATTCAAAAGCATTTAGGTCATTCAAATGTAAAAACTACGGAGATTTATTGCCATGTATCAACCGCAATGCTTTCTAAATTAAATCTACCAATATAACTATGAGCCAACTAAAAAAACTTCAAAATTGGATAAGTTCTTATGAAACGGCAAATGATATTTTTCCGGATTCAAAAGTAATAAAATTCAAAATAAAAGAACTTCTTAAAGAAGAAGTTATAGATAAAAAATCAGGTTCAAAAAAGATTTACTTTAGGGATTGTAAATGGTCAGATTATAATATTCTTCGAAATGATTTAGCTACTGATAAAAGTTTTGTGAAGGAGTATTCTGGAGTTGATTTGAAAGCCTACATTGAAGATGCTTTAGCATGGTCCGAAAAAGGAAATACTACTACAGAAAATGGATGGAAATTAACTTTAAAAAATTGGATGCGAAAAGCAAAATCAGAGGGTAAATTATTAATGAAGCAAGTTGAAGTTAAAAAACAAAATGGTCATATAAATTATTAATATGAAAAAAGGATTTGAAATTCTTGATAATAATAATTCAAGAGATAGTTTATTAAAATATAGAGAAAATGGAGCTATAAGAGGTAAGTTTTTAGGATTTCCTTTATTAGATGAATTTTATACAATTGCGCTTCCAGGATGCACAGATATAACTGGATTTCCTGCTTCTGGAAAATCTGAATTTTGGTTAGAATTATTACTTAATACTTCTTTATATTATGGATGGAAACATTTACTTTATGTACCTGATGTTGGAGATAGAGATGAAACTTTAGCCATATTAATTCATAAACTTTCAGGAAAAACTTTTGATAAACGTTATATAAATTCAAATTATATTTCTGAACAAGAAGTTGATAAACATCTGTCTTGGATTTTGCATCATTTTAGAATCTTAACAAAGATTGATTTAAAAGCTAAAATAACGCCTTATGAGTTTTATGATTTAGCAGCCAAAATGAATAAAGAAACGCGTGGAGGAATACAAACAGCTACTATTGATAGTTGGAAAGATATGAAACATGGTGTAGGCATGGATGGAGAAAGTTTTGGTAGAGATGATAAGTATCTTGAAGATGTTTTAAGTTATCGAAATTCAATGTCAGAACTACACAAAATGCATTTTGGTACAATTATACATCCAATTAAAACAGAAGCCGATAAAGATGGACAAAGAAAACCTCCAACTCCATATGATTTAAAAGGTGGAAGTGAGTGGTATAATTCTGGAAAATGTATGATAACAGTCCATAGACAAAGCGGACATCAAAATGCAGTTGATATTATGATTACAAAAGCAAAGCCAAAAAGTGTTGCAAATGTTGGAAAGGTAGAAATGTTTTTTGATAGAACTATTGCAAGATTTTATTGGGATGATGCAGGAATCAATACATATGCAAATGATAAAAATATAAAACCAAAAGCTCTATTAATTTCACAAGAACAAGAACAATCAAGTATAGGTTTTGATGATGAACCGGATGATCTTCCATTTTAAAATTAGAAAATGAATAAAGAAGAAATAACTTTAGCAAAATACCATATAGAACAATTGAAGCAACAGCGTAAACACTTTGAATATGCAGATACTTCTCAATATCTATTAGAGCAACAAAAAGAAGATGATTTAATAATACTTCAAGATGCATTTGTTGGTTGGATTGGTAAAGTAAAACAAGACGATCCAAGAGGAAAGGAATTTAATTTACTATTAAGGAGTATTTGGAGGATTCAGTCTTATTGTGGAAATTTAGAAACTATTTGTCGCGCAGCAGTTGTGAAAGTGGTCCAACATGAAAAAAGAATAAAGCAATTAGAATCAGAAAACAGACTTTTAAATAATTCAGAAATAAATCTAAAAAGTTGGTTTTTTTTATCTACTGATAACTTAATCAATGATTCTAAAAAATCTTTATCTAAATTCATAGCTATTTTATTTAAGTCCTAAAACAAACATTTTCTTTTTCAAAGTCTCCAAAGCTGTCGCGTGATCTAAACTCAAACGAAGTTTATCATATCGTTTATTTGTCTCTCTCAAATCCCACATACATTTTGATTTTACAAGCCAATATGTAAACTGACTATTAAGCGTAAATGGATCTAATTTAAAATCTATTTGTTCTTTTGTTTTTATTTATTTATTAATTTAATTTGAAAATTCCTCGCTTATACAACTCATAAACAATTTCTGCTTCATGAAAGGCATCATCAGCACCTCTATGTTTTTCTATGTAATCTGTTTTTCCAAAAAAGAAGTCATAAGCTTCTTGAACTTTTGGCCATTTATAACCTCCTCTTGGACTTGGTATTTTACAAATATCAGTTGAAAGTTTCATAGGACAATCTAATTTCTTAGGAAATATAAAACCTCTGTTTTCCATAAATCCAAAATCAAAAGAATTATTAAATGCTGTAGATCCCAAAGGATAATCATTTAATATCATTTGTACTGTTGGCTTTATTCTATCTAAACTTGGAGAATATTTTATCTGTTCTACATTCAAATCAGAATTTTGAACAATCCAAGATTTTTCAACATCAGATAATGTAATTCCTTTTTCGTGACAAACCTGATTATAAATAATCTTCTTTTCACCATTATCAAGATTTAATTCAACGATACCAATCTCAACAATTTTTCCATTTTCATTTAAAAATCCTGTAGTTTCTAAATCTAATACTAATATCTTATTCATATAAATTAAAATTTATATATTTTGATTTGATACAGCCTTAAAAATATCATTCACAGTTTTTACATGAGCATAATCTTCATCAGGTATATTGCATCCAAATTCTTCGTCAATCTTAACGATAATTTCTACAATGTCCAATGAATCTAAACCCTATCCATCTGCTAATTGAGTTTCTTCACTTACCAATTCTTCTGTAAACCCTGAAAATTTTGAAATAATCTTAGTAATCTTTTGCTTGTGATAATCTGTCAATGCTTCCATTT